CTGCAACCAACTAGGGCTAATGGTGCTAATAGGTATAAATATTTCATGCTAATTCCTTTGTTTTGTTTTCGATTTGTTCCCAAAGGTCTAGTTCATAAACCATTTCGGTAATGTCGTTGTCACCAATGTAGGCGTAAGAGATTTCGTTGTTGTAACCACGCAATTCAATTTGAGTATTGCCGTAAGTTACTAAATCTATGTAATGACCGTCTTTCATTTTTTCACCCAAATCTGTTGAAAGTTATTTGCAAAATTGCCTTGAGTGCCTTGTTTTCTAGCCCAAACTTGTTTTTTTGTTGCGTTGCGTTTTGCAATAAAAGCATCAATACAATCTTGAACAGATTTTTTTGCAACTTCAAAAGAAGCTAATTTACCGTCAATAAAAAATGTGTAATCGCAAATTTCTTGCGTAGGAATAGCGTCTAAATCTTGTTGAAAAGACCAATAATCGGTAGCACGATATGCAACTTCGTTACCGTTTTTGTGCTGTAATTTAAACTTCATCTGTTGCTCCTTTTCTATTTCACTCGCCAATCGAGTAACACCAGTTTAGTTAAGCTATCTTAACAATGCAAGTATTATTTAATAGGGATATACCCTTAGTTGTAAAAAAGATACAGGGCAGTATTTGGCAGTTACTAGCTGTTAGGTGGAAAGCCGCAAAAACCCTAACTTACTGCATCCTACTATGGCGGCTTAACGCCCTAAAAATAGGCGGTTTGCAAACCTTTAACTGGCTGAAAATGCACAGACCTTAAATAAGTTGGGGTACTCCTTTCGTTTCCCCCCGTTCCCGTGAAGGAATTAAAGATTGTTCTTTACCTGATAAAAGCGTAATAAGTGTTGAAAGCACTCCCAGCCCTTTTGAAGCTGGGGTTCTTCTACTTCTATTAATTTTACTTGGTTAGTTGTGCCGTTGACAAATACTATGGCACACCGTGCGTTGGGCAAGTTTAGCCCTTCACGATATGCCGCTAACTGTAGTTCATGCTCGAACCATACATCAATTTTATCAAGATCGGTAGTCTTAGTCTTAAAATCTACTATGAACCCCGTACCTTGACCGTTGATCGGTTTGGCCATAAGGTCGCACTTTCCCCCAAATCCCAAGGGATGACCAAAAGAACGCTCACTTAGCCACGGCTGGCTTCCAAACGCACCTTTAAGCGTACTATCAATTGCATCAAGGTAAGCTGGTTTTTCGGGCATATACACTTGCTCAAAGTAACCTTCAATGATGTTATGAATAGCTGTACCACGCTCTGCCGCTTCCCTACCAGTAGCCTTACTATCCTTCATTACCCTAGATAGCCAAACCCCTTCTTCTTCCCCTTCTAGGCGAGGTAATGTAAGTGCGGCAAGGATAGCTTGTTCTTGCATCCATCGGAGCAATCCTTCACCTTTGCTGGCAACACCGATGATTGTAGTAACTGAGGGCAGTAAACCGAGTTTTCGTGCATCAGATACATTTGTTGCCCGTTCCTTGCCCGTAGACGATCCAATAACTGTATAGGCTGGACTGCCGTCTTTAGTATAGAAGTGACCACTTTTTTCTTCCTTTTCTTTAACTATCATTTTAAATTTATTTCCTTGTGCCGTTGTTTATGGCAAGGCTGACACAACCAATTGACCATAAGGGGTTTGTCGTAATCTTCATGGTGTGCAAGAGTGTTTTCGTTTCCGCATCTTTCACAATTTTTACGGATAAGTTCGCCTGATTTAATGGCGTAAGAAACGGCACTATGGCATTGATTTCGCCTTTTATCTTCTTGCCGCCAAGCCTTACTAATTGCAGTTGCGGCCTTTCTTCTATCAGGGTTACTTGCACGGATTCGGTCATACTCTCGCACCTTTTTAATGTTTTTATTTCTATGTTCGGTTGCATCTTTTTTAGTACAACTTTTACATTTATTTAAAAACCCGTCAGCCATTGCGTTGTGTTTATAAAACTCTGTCAATGGCTGAACGGTATTGCATTTAAAACAAGTTTTCATGGCTTACTCCTTTACGCCATTATACCCATTTTAAATTAAAACGGAATATCCCCGATGTCATCGTCAACAATCTTTGGTTCATCTGCTTCCCGTGCCTTTTGCCCACGCCATTCAGATGATTCTGCAATCTTTTCTTTGTAATACTTTGGCAGGGCATCGTATTTAGCTTGGTCAAATTCAGCTAACCAAAAATGCAAGGTAGGGTTGACACCTTCAGGTTGGGCGTTACGCAAGGCAGACGGTACAGGACTAATCCCGCTAATGTTGGCGTATTTGCCATCCTCACTATGCGTGATATTGACCATACAAAACTTACCTAATAGATTACGCAGGTCAAAGTTCTTGCGATCTTCTGCGGTCATCTTTTTGTTAGACCATGCTTCTAGATCTTGACGCAATCTAGCTTGGTCACCCAAAGACACGGTATAACGCTTAGACACAATTAAAGGCTTTTTATCGTCAGTTTGTAATGGCTGATCTTGATTGTCATTACCATGCAATTCCCAAGTCAATACGACTTTGTGCATGATCTTAGTTTCGCCAGCCCATTCGGTAGCTTGGTGGCCGAGGTCTATGCAGGAGAACAATCTCGCCATATGAAGCCCTGCTGGGGCAATTTTAAATTCTTTACTGTTGTCTGAAATAATCATTTTTTTGTCCATATTGTAGGAAATGTGGTTAAAGGGTTGCCAAAACAATTGCCAATGTCATTAATAACATCACGCAATACAGGGTTCACTTGGGTGTTGCGTACAGGCGATGGCAATCCACACGCATAGCGTAAGTCACCAATTTCATCTGCGGTTAAGAAAACCCCATCATCGAGGTCTTTAAAGATGCGTTCCAAATGTTCTTGGAAGCTGTGAAAGTCTTGATCTTGCTCACTCATAAGAGTTCTCCTATTAACACGGCTCATGCCGTACTTAGATATTAAGCCAACTTAAAACATAAAGCAATACTTTATTTGCAAATAGTTGTAAAAATGTTAAGATAGCTTATGGATAAAATTACAGCAACAGCAATGATTCGTCTTTTAGGTGGGCCAACAAGGGTATCCAAGATAGTCAATGTATCCGTTCCAGCCGTATCTATGTGGCAAAACGGGGACATTCCTTACGATAAACTGGTAATCCTAGCCGCTACCCTAGAAAAAGAATCACATGGGCTAATTACCCGTAAAAACCTGTTTCCTAACAATTACAAGTTAATTTGGCCTGAACTTGAATAACATTACCCTTTGCTGTATTGATTCGGTACAGCCTGACAAGGCTAAAAAGGCAATGGACAGGTGCAAGGAATATTTTGATTTTGGCGGTGAGGTCTTTATAACTGACCCCCAAATCAATAGCCGTCAGGCATATAGCAAATTTATCCTTCAAGAACTGCATAAACACATCCACACGGACTTTGTTTTAATAGTTCAATGGGATGGGTACATCATTAATCCTGACGCTTGGAATGACCAATTTTTGAAATATGACTACATTGGGGCGGTATGGCCTTGGCATCCAATGGGTAGAATGGTAGGCAATGGTGGCTTTAGCCTACGCTCAAGGGTGCTTTGCCAGCTAACAGCCAGTCCTAACTTTGTTTATTCTGATGACAATGAAGATGACCAAATTTGCCACCTAAACCGTGTATATCTAGAAAATCAGGGTATCAAGTTTGCCCCAGTAGAAATAGCCCGTTATTTTAGTTTTGAGCGTGAACTGTCTAATATCAAAACATTTGGCTTTCACGGGGATTTTAATTTTGAAAGACTTGGGTTATACTGATTCCGCAGAGTGATGTCTGTTTTATAAGCGGTTCAGGAAAAAAGACCCTTTTGGGTTGCTTTGAGTGTTTAGTAAATGACCTGAACCATTTATTAAGCAACATCATCTTAGAGCAACCTAAAGGGGTTTTTCTATTTCTGCCGTACTCCAAGCGTTATTAAGCACCTAAATGGGTGGCGTGGAATAGAACATGGGCTGGTTTACACCTGACAGCAAGCCCCGTAGCGTTGAGTGGCGACTACACAAGATACAAGGACAATGGTGATAGACAACCTTGTAATCGAATGAACACTACCTTTGGGAGCATTAGTTCGGGACACATCCTGAATGGATGAAGGCTTATCACCTTTGGGCAACCTATGGCAAAAAAGCAACACATAGGTATAAACACCTACAAATAAATAGACATCATTAAGACAACTTAACATATACTTTCAACATGATTGAAAATTTAATATTAATTTTTTCTGTTGGAATCTTTGCCATATTAGGCGTGGCAATGCTCTTTATGGCTTTAATCTTTTATTGGGTGAAATGATGACTTGGAACTTACGCTTAGTAAACATGAGTAATTCATACGAGGATTACTTTGAAATTCGTGAAGTGTATTACGACAACATGGGAAAGCCGATTGGACATAGCAATGCGGCTATTGGTGGCGAGGACAGGCTAGAAGTAGACCGTTACATAGAACTAGCTAAACTTGCTTTGGATAAACCTATTTTAAAGTTTGCAGACAATGAAAATACAAGTAAAGATCATTAAAGAAAACGCTGATGGCTCTGCCAATGCTGAAGTTGATTTTGACAAAGAAGGACTTGAGTGCCTTGTTCAGCACGGACTTATCAGTCTTATTACCCAAGGACTTGATGTCTACAAAGTTAAACCCGAAGGTGATGAAGCACTTATTCAACGAGCAAAAGACATCGTCAACAATGCAAAAGATAAACAACTAATTAAGGCGGCAAGAGAGCAGGTTGGGGAACATGATCGAAACTTTAGTTAAACCCCAGCCGCTAGATAACGACATTGCTGTAATGAAAATATTGCAGTTAATGGGTCAGTTAACCTTAAACGACATTGAGTATATCTATAAGATATCTCAAAAAGTACACAAAATTATTGAAGGATCAGAATGAGTTTTGCTATTTTTTATGGTTTGTATCCCCGTAAAATGGCTCGCAAAGACGCTGAAAAGGCTTGGCGATCTATGACTACCGATGAGCAGGAAAAAGCCTTAGAAGCCCTGCCACAGCATCTTAAATACTGGAAGATCAAGGAAACCGCCAAAGACTTTATTCCATACCCTGCCAGTTGGTTACGGGCTGGGCGTTATGATGACGAATTGGACATTGAACCTTTAAAGAAACCTGAGTTGCCTTGGTATTCCAGCGAAGAACTTACTGCTAGAAAAGCCCAAGAAGTTAATTGCCCTGCCTATGCTGGTGAGGGTTGGCAACAATGGCGAGCACGGATTAGTCAGAAGATAAAGCAAATTGAGGAACAAACCTGATGGATTTGTTTATGCAAGAGCGTATTGCTCCTGTATCTCCAACCACAATGAATTTGCGTGAAGTTGGGGTTGATTACGCAATGGATAAAAACATGGATTGGCATAGCCGTTTACCCGTTACAAGCCACTCAAACATGATTAGAAACGCTCACAAAGTGTTTTATGGGGCAGAGTACCAAGACCATTGCTTTGCTGTTGCTATGTGGACTGATCCCGTTGCTGGTAACCGTATGGCTAAAGACCAAATTTGGCTTGAGCTAAGACGGCTGGCTGTTGCTCCTGATGCCCCTAAATTTACGGCTACATGGATGATTTCTAAAATGGTAAAAGACATTAAAAAACGCTTTCCTGATGTTACAAAGCTAGTTTCTTACCAAGATACTGAAGTTCATACAGGTACGATATATAAAGCGGCAAACTGGAAACTTGATACAGTAAGTAAGTTTCAAGAATGGTCAAGTGAAAAACGCAAAAGAAACGCATTACAAAGTAAAGCTGACAAAATAAGGTGGACACTTGAACTCTGACGATTATCTTGCTTGGTGGTATATCGGTGTAGCTAAAAAAAGGGGTTGGGATGAGGTTATACGATTGCTTAAACAATATCCTGAAAAAGAAGAACGCATAAAACAATTAATAAAAAAGAAACTAGGAAAATGAGAGAGATAGACCCCAATAAATGTATAGATTTTATCCTTGAAAACGCAGGTAAGTACGCACAAGCTAAAGGTGAATTAGCCCAGCTTGAAACCTTTAAGAGTTCACTCAAATCCATTATGATGAAGAAGTCAGGTGAGCAAGCTATCGGAGCACAAGAGCGTGAAGCCTACGCCAGCCAAGAGTACCAAGACCTATGTAACTCTATTGGCACGGCTACAGAAAACGCTGAAAAACTTAAGTGGGAACTTGAAGCCGCTAGACTAAGACACGCTACATGGCAAACCCTTGAAGTATCTAACCGTACACAAGATCGGATATTAAAATGACACCATTAAAATTAACCGAAGAATTTTTAATTCTTAAACTATTTTGCAAGATGTATGAAGATGCCCTAAACCGTAAGGACTACACACAAATGTTAGAGTTAAGCGTTGACATAGCAGAATCAGGCGAAAAGCTAGAACAAATGACCGTGGATCATATCAATGGCCACCAAAAATGAGAAAGAAAAGTACAGAAAAATCGCAGAACTTGGGTGTTCGTTATGTAGGCATCAAGGCTTTGAGGGAACTCCAGCAGAATTGCATCACATTAGACGAGGTAATATCCCTCGCTCTCAAGCACCCGTCATTCCACTCTGCCCCTATCACCATCGAGGATCAAATACCAGTATTCACGGCATGGGTAGAAAACTCTTTGAAAGGGAGTACGCTATCACGGAAGAACAGTTGCTGGAGAAAACGGAAAGCCTTATAAATGAGTAGCTGGTTAATTATTGTTACTGGTCTAATTTACGCTTACATAGGGTTAGAACAGGTCTTTAAAGGCAATGTACCTATGGGCGTGACTTATATGTCTTACGCAACCGCCAACATTGGGTTGTACTACATGGCTAAATAAAATGTGTAATCTACGATACATTTTTATTTAAAGTTATGCAAAAAGAATAAACCTGCATAAGATTTTTATACATACGCAAGTTGCGTAGTTATATGTACACAAAACGGCTTAATTTGTACATATAGATATTGATATGTA